CCAGATGTAATTCTGAGAGGTCGCTTCTGAGTTCAGGGTCTGGGTGGTAAAATTCAGCCCCTTGATAAATACGGTCGCCCATCTGACGAATTCTTTCTTCGGGAGTTGTGAAGCCAGTTGGACTACTGCTGTCAGGTGTTAGGCTGTAAGCGCCGAATTCGTGACCTATTGACCGCAAGGGGTCGAAAGAACCTTTTGCTTGGTCAACATCCATATCGTTGAAGGTTTCAGGATATTCTTCATCGCCATAAAACTCGGGTTTTAGACCTGCCCTTACCAACACATCGTGTGAGGTTTTTGGTTTTAAGCCGAGCGGATGAGGTTTTAGTGGGGGATATTGTTCGGTCAATCGTGCAATGTTCTCTTGCTGTTCTCGCTTTAATGCTTCGATGTTGGTTTGCTGACGCGCCCATTGTTCTATTTCATCATTGATGAGTCTATGTGTATGTTCATGAGCACCGATGTTGGCTATTCGCTCAGCGCCCATCTCAAAGGCCCTCTCACCTGCTGGGTGTGGTCGGCCCATGAGTTCGGCTAAATCTTCGTCCAAATTCACACCAACATAAGAGCCATCTTCGTGCAATCGTGGTACTGAGCCCCCTCGATGGTACCTTCCGAATTTATCATTTAGGGGCAGAGGGAAATTAGGAGTGTCTGCCGGTCCTTCCGGCCAACTGATAGGTAAATCCGAATTGAACGGTAGCATTTCCTGCGGACGCATCTGTCTAAGGGCCTGATTTGGATGACTCAGGTCTGGGAAATCAGCGGTTCTTCTTCTGGCATTCATTACAGGTCGTTCATACATATCACTGGCGTAATTTTCGGAGTCGATATGAGATTGGGCGACATGGTGCCCAGCACTATCGCTCTCTATGTGAAAATCCAACTTGAGGATTGACCAAGCGACATCAAGTGGCCTGACCATGTACAAGCGTAGCCATCAATGAGTAATCAAATTATCCTCTTGACCTTTGAGAATATCTTTCACGACATCGAGAGCAGGGCGTAGGTCGGCTTCTTTGATACCGCAGTTGAATCCCCACACATTGAGATGCCGCACCAAGGCTTCGGTCGATAGGTTAGCCCCACTGCCCTCAGCAAACGGACAGCCACCAAGGCCACCTATACTTGAGTCGAACTGTTTGATGCCGTTCATCAAGCCGCTTCTAACAAGACTCAAAGCCTTTGCTTCGTCACCTTTGTGATGCAGGTGAAGAGCAGGAGTCAATCCTTCGTCCTGAGCCATCTCTGCCCACAGCGCCACTTCTTGACGAGTACCACAGCCTACTGTGTCAGAAAACACAACGGTCGTTCCAAACATCTTAGCGTCCCGTAAGCACAGCCGCATCATCGATGAGGAAACCTCACCACTATGAGGCGAGCCGAATGCCATGGAAAGGTACACTCGTACTTTCTCCTTGGGTACCTTGTCCATGAATGTCTTGTACATTAGAACAATCTCTGAGCGAGTCTTACCCATGTTCTGGATGTTGAAGGTTTCACAGGGACTGAACACGATGTTGATTTTGTCGACACCCGTCTGCTGTGCACGAAGGAAGCCCCGCTTGTTCATGACAAGTCCAGCCCCTTTGTTGTACACGGCCTCTGCGTCAGCCATTTGTGGCAGAACCTTTGGATGAGCAAATGAAACTTCTTCGATGTCGTTAATGCCAGAGGCGTACAGTTCATTTATCAGAAGCCTTTTCTTTTCGGTACTGACCACAGTGCCCAAAGCCTGCAAACCGTCCCTCGGGCCGACTTCATAGACACTGATGTTCATTGCTGTCCCTTCCGCAAACCATCCATGCACATTTCCTGCAATTCAGCACTATCAGTGAAGAATACAACATCGGAGCCTAAGTCATCTGTGACATACCAAGTGAACAAAAATCCGCAGATAAAACTCAAGATAAAAAACAGCCAAAGACCCATGTCCAGAGACAGCGCGGTGTAAAAATTAAATCTTCCGGTTCATACGACACGCCATGGGCCGCTCCGACAAGGTCCTGTTGCTCCTCGTAGTACTCGCTGTAATAGGCTGGACGGTTGGCTTGGTCATGCATCACGCATGGCTTGAGAAATAAGCATGCGGGATAGCGGCCCGTAGCGTTTGGCCTTCAATCGCTTCTTCGCTTTTTTGGCTGACTCCTTCTGGCCCAAAGGGCCGAAGCCACCATGCTTGCGAGCGTAGCCGCACTGAGGGCATTCATGGTACACTACATGCTTACCATTAGCGTACCGTCCACTAACAGACAAAGGTAAGGCTGTTGCACCACAGCACTCGCAGGTCTGCATCATTGATTGAACAAGAGCACCCATCAACTCACCGTGTGCAGGTCTAACTTAGCCCACGCTGAACCAGTGTACACAAACTTAGCATACTGGTTGATGGTCACATTTTGATTCAGCGTACCTGAGTCAAAATGCAGGTTGTGTGAACCAGCCGCATGATACACTTCAACGATATGGCCGTGTGGGAATGTACCTGTCGGGTTAAGTGTGATTGCGGCCCCAGTTGTAATAATCCAAATGTTTGGCCCTGTGACGGTGACTGATTGGTTAGAACTGGTCGTTAGAACATTGACTTCATTTGGAGCCAACCGCCATGTGGCACGGGCAGGGCTACCACCAATGCTACGCATGGCACTGTACATGAGCACCGAATGCCCATCAGGGCTGTGTGTCTGCCACATACCTCCGAAGGGCGAAGCACCAAACCCACCTGCTGATGGTGATGAATAGATGCCGTCGATGTCGGAACTGTCGTCAAATGCGTTGGATGCTGTGACATTGCCAGCGGCTCCCTTTGTCATGTGATGCAGGTACAAAGGACTTGGGCGAATGAAAGTACGCTTATCGTACACTGTCGGCGTGTTAAGAGAGGCAGTCAATGCACCTCCAGCAGATACCTCGTAAAGGAGGATTGCTAACACAGTTGTCTTTCTGTTATCTGGACCCGGTAGGTTGAGGAAGGTATTGGGAACTTGAGGCGTTTCACTGGCCGTGTCGGCAAGGGTACCGAACTCATACTTGATGTTCGCCTTGCCACTGTCGGCCGCCACATAAATGACACAATAGGCTTTCTTTGCCACCGAGCCATGAGGAGAAGGAAGACTGCCAGAGTAATTGGTGGTTGTACCAATAGTGGTAGCCGTAGTGGTTGCACCCGGACCACCTGCGAATTGATACACAATTCCGTCGAGGACAGCATAACCTCCTGATACTGTGAGTCCACCACCTGAGCCAACAGCCACATGGCCTTCTGTTCCACTGCCCGTAGCGTTCCTCGTGCCACCATAGCCGCCGTCAGCCACTCTGAGAATACCGTTGCCGTGTAGGGCCTCGTATGGGTTGGTAAGTGAGGGGCTTGTGAGTCCGTCGCCGTCACGCAAACCTGTGGCACCGCTAAACCCTGTTGCGCTCGTATGTCCTGCTAATGGATTACTCATTTTAGTTCACCTCGATTATGGTTGCGAACCGCAGTTCGTTGTTGCTGGTCTTGTTGACCGATTGGAATGTGTACCTGAACAGCACTGTTGTGTCAGTAGCGTCAGATGGGTTTTGATATTGGATGCATACCTCACGCAGGGGCAATGTGAAGGTCGAAGACAATGGTAAGATGGCCTCGACATAGATAGTGTGGTCGTCCACGATACGAGTCGTAGGTACGGCTGTGTAAGCAGGGCGACCCGCCCCGCCATCTTCTGATGTAGCGACGGTCCCGTCAAAACCAAAGACAACTTGGTTGATTCGGCTATTCAATTGGTCGACCAAGAATCTGTTTCCGTCTGTTAGCAATGGCATGTCATCCTCTCCTTGTGATTGTTTCCTGACGCTTAGGGTTTTGAATCTTGAGTAAAGCCACTTGCTTGGCCTGAGCCTCACTTGCGTTGCCGCCAATAACACTACGAGTACCATGGCCAATCAAAAAGCCAACGGAGTCAACTATGGTGTTCCCAAGGTCCCATTTAGTTGAAATCTTGAAGCGTGCGCTGGCCGAGAACTCCTTTGTTTCGATTTGTCGGCTGTGTTCATCTCCTACCTCATCAAGTGACACGATGTCACCTTGTTGGAACCTCTGGAGCAAGTCTTCTATACCGCTATCAAGAGAGCCTATTTTGAAATCACTCATTTTCTCGATGAGGTGATGTTGTGCTTGTAGCACATGATAAATGTCATCGTTCCCATGTGACTGATAGCGTACTTTTTCAGCGGGCTGTAAAGAGGAAGACCTAACGACTTTGTTGAGGGTAATAGAGCCAGTCGCATTAGCGGCACTGGATAGGAAACGCTGACCGATTGATTTGGCGCTGGCCCTTGAAATAGCGGTAGGTGCAAAAATACCTCCGGGTACCTCTATGACCCCACTCTTCTGAGCACTCAAGTCATTCACGACGACAGTATTATCGTCGTTGTTAGCACGGACCTTGCCTCTTACAGTCACACTGTTAGGCAGACTCTTGCTCTTTGTACTGCTCTTGCCCTCTGTGACCATCTGCCCGGTCAAATAATGCATCTTATTACTTTGAAGTTGATGCTGATAGGTCAAATTGCCGAATCGGTCGCCCACAAGGCGATGACCATCGTGACGACTGACGAAACGCATAGCAGTGACACCATCAACTCCATTGAGGTCCTTTGCAACGAAGGTCCCACTGCCACGAGAGCGGCTAATCTCGACAGAATTGAGTGAATTGGTCTGATTATCGCCTATTCGGGCGGCAAGGTCGCTTGCACGGAGCCCTACGCTGGCTTTTTGAGTGATTTGTACCTCTGTACCGTCAAAACCGAGGTCAGAAAGCGATTTTCCCTTCAAATTAGGCAGTATGAGTCTATTTCCCTTGGTAGCGGCCTCTATTTGGCTTACAATTAGACCTTGAGAGGCATTATCGGCATTCACAAGCAGTGCAGGGGGCGAATCCCCTGCGCTAAGTGAGCCGTCCGAGTGAAATAGCGAACCGGTGTAGCGATGACTGTCTGTTTGCTTGTGAACCAATTCGATTGTGTCCTCTTGTTCCACCAAAGTGTACCTACGGTCATGTGCAGGCGTAAAATCAGACTGAACAGGCTTTGCTACCTGTCTTTTTGAAGAGGATTGGGTGTACACAGCGTGCTTGACGCCATTATCAACAAACCGTGGCTTACGGACCCGCTTCATAATTGCGCTTTGTGCCGCATCAGAGCGACCAGTTGAAAGATTCTTACCGAGAGCCATCAGCAATTCCACCGTTTAAGCGATGCGCCCTTCGGTGTCAACTTGCCTTTCTTGCTGGTTGGTCCTTTAACACCAGTCATGCGAGCGCAGAAAGATTTTCTTCGCTTGGCGGATTTGCTACCCGGCTTCAATTTGCTGGGTTTCTTGGTGACAGGAGGCTTGAGATTAGCACCCGTTTTACGCTTAGCGGCGGCCCTACCTTTGGCGTTCAGTCCGCCCTTTTTGTTGTGCTTGTTAGGGTTGTACCCGTGGAATGGTTTGCTCTTCTTTTTCTTGGCGGCTTTCAACACTGCCCAAGCGTGGTCCATAGCATCATCCATGTCCATCACTCCGTGCTGTGGTCACCGCTGTTAAAAGATGTATCGCCCTTACTGCCCTTTGGGTGCAATGTTTGGCTGTGTCGAGGCTCAACAGAGTAGTCTTCCTTTCTTGCGGCATCGCTTCTGAAATGCTCCAGTGTGTTCTCACTCATTGTGATACGAGCGACTGGTTGCGTAATGTCGGTCTTGTCATAACCAGATACATCGACTCCAAGAATCTTAGGCCCTTGACTTACTGCGGCACTGTTAGTAGGGTTGACGCTGTACACAGGAGCATATGGTGGACTGCTTGGCGTACCTGTACGAGCCGAGGCCGCATCACTGGTGTAAATCCCGTACTTACCGCCAGCGGTAGCGGCGTAAAATGTACCTCCCGCTTGGGGTGCTCCTGACTTGACAGCCATGTTGGAACGGAACAACTGTACATGTGAGTTGTCCAAAACAAATGCTGGTCGAACTAAGAACTCAATTTCAGAGTCGGCGTGATTTATGTTCTCAGTCACCGAAGTGTGATTACTGTCTTGGTATGGATTAGAGGAAGAGGTTGCTCCGGCCTCGCCCCAGCCAGTAACATCGAGTGCCCCTGCTCTTCGCTTCCAATTCATGACATAGGTACCACCGAGAGCCCAGAAAGAGTGAGCATCAGACACCTTGATGATGCCCTTTACAGGTTGCCCAGTCCAGTCCAGCGCAGTCATATCGAGATGACCAAGTGTACGATTGCCGACATTCATTGCTCCTCGGAGTGTTGTTCGTTGACCAACATCTCTGTTGCTGTGTAGGCTGTGCGCTTCTGTTGACATGACAACATACTCACGACTCACGCCGTCGTTGAGTTCCCCGAGTGTGTCAACATCCAATCCAATCCGCACACCGTCACCGCCGACAGGCTCTGCAAGCATGGTGTCCGTGGTGATTGATTCAGTCGTTTCATTGACCATTGCAGTCGGCTTGAGAAGCCCATCATCGTCAGCGAGGTCGAGTCGTGCACTGATACCACGGTCTGTTTCACCTGCTTGTAGTACATCGTTTCTTGGGCGAACTAAGCCCTTACCAACGGTAGGCTCAGCAGTCGGTTGAGACAGCACCAGCCCTGTCGGCTCAACGGTTTCAGAAATGTCCATGAGTAGGCTTTCGTTGAAATGTGTAGGCCATCGTACGCCACGCCCATCCCCTCGGTCACCTACTCGCATAGCGTTCGTTGGGTTGAACCAATCCACGATAGCCATAGCCGCTACATCGTTATTGGCTGTGTTGGAATTGCCACTCTGTCGGTCAGTACTGGTGGCAAAGAGGCCATTTGCTTCTGGTCGATTGTCACTGCCGCCGTCTTCGTATGCGTCTTCTGGGTCCCACGCAGGAGAAATACCAAACCCACGCACTGGGAAGCGGCGGACATCTTCTCCACGAGTGTTGCCCCACCAATCAACCATGTAGTACCGATGTGCTTGGGCAATCTCTGCAATGTCCAAACCCGCCCTGTCACCTGCGTACATTCGTCGTACGCTGGACGAGTTGCGGATTGTGCGAACAGGGCAACCGAACGAACGAGTCATTCTTCGACCATCGCTGTATCTGACTTGACGGCCTAATTGGTCCTGATTGAGAAGTGCGCTGATTTGAGTAAGTCTTTCCAGTACACCTGTGTAAGTAGCAGGGTAGTCCGAGTCAGCCACCCAACCGTCATCTTTGTTGTCTTGTTGAATGAATGGGCCGTGGTAATAACCAAGCAACGCATTTGCGTTAGCCACTTCTAAGTAGCCTCGGATATAGGGGGACCAGCGTGGACGGTTGAATGGTTGGCGCAGAGCAAAGCGGTAACCAAAACAAGTGTTGCGAGCATTATCTGATGCTGTTGTCATCTGTGCGTATGTTCGCTCTTCAAGACCAGTGTTGTCGTGGAAACTCACACAGTCAACTCCGAATAACTTCCCACCCCATCCTATGAGTGTTTCAAGGAAACCGTCTAAGCGACTGGAGCCTGCTCCTCCTCTGGAGCCACCCGGCCAATACCCTGCGAAATTGTATTTGTCCGAACCAATAGTGCCTCCTTGGTGCGAAAGGTTTCCATCCGAATCGATTTCTGCCGCAGTCATTGATGAACCAGTTCCGCCTCCACCTGTCGCACCGGGCGGTACAACCCAGTTCATTCCAAATACAAACGGACCCTTAGATGCCGCATAGAAGAAATCATTGTAGTGAATTGTTTCAAAGTGTTCAGGGACATTGTTGAGTCCTTTCTTGAGAACAGGTGTATCGGTTGCTCCGTTCTTGTCGTAAAAGCCTCTGCTATCGTCATCAGAGTAATAGGTGAACGGACGGCCCAAGTTTGGATGCCACATACACAAATACGCATCAGCAAGATGTAGGCTGTTTGTATCACGAGTACCATTCATGGTTTGTGGCATAACCCGAGTTGTCATGCTGACAAGCGAATTAGTGAAAATTTCATCTGCCTTTCGGTTGTCATAAGGCCCACTTAAACGGATGATTGTACCGTCAGTCAGGTTGTCAAAGAAAAGAGGGGTCACTTCTGTGACGCCTTGGAACTGCGTAGGTGTTCCGAGAGTAGCGTGTGCCAATGTTCCTGTTCGGTTTGTGTAGGTAGCCGTCTGCCTTTCTCCGTTAGCATCTGTGTATTCTAAAACCTCCCCATAGTATGCTTTGACTGGGAACAGTTCGGCATTGTCCACATTGACTGTACTACCTCCAGCGGATGAGGCTGTGACCTTAGCATTGGGATTCAAAGAGCGAACACGATAGTGCTCTGCGTAAATGTCAGGGTAGCATGTAGGATAGCCAGCGAGTGTAATCTGTGCACCTACTGCGCCAAAGGTAGCCCTGTTCATTTGATAGTAGTGGTCAGGTGTATGCCATTCAAGGTGTCTAAAATGAGTGGCGGCAGACGCAGTTGCTCCGTCCTTGTGCAATTGTGCCCACCACGGTACTGTCAGCGTAAATCCGGGGGTCGTCTGAATGAACATGTTAGGATGGTAAGGCAAGGTACGCCTACTGAACGCAGGTGAAGTGGTTTCTTCGACACCCAGTGAGTTGTAATTTGCCAAGGGAGGTAGGTTTGTGAATTGACTTGAGGCATCAGGCTCAAGGTCGAGCATGATTTCGTTGAGCATGATTTCACAACCTCTGACATCCGCCATGGTCGCCTCGGCCAAAATCAAGGTGTAGGCTCCGTTTGTATTGCTTCCATCGTCGTGAGCAATAGCAACAACGGTGTTCACCTGCTGACCAGTCAACTCGGTGACCTTAGTGCCAGATTCTGAGGGGGCCTTCACTGCGTCTGAATGATTGCTGTGATAACCAGAAAATTGTTGCTTAAACACATTTGGCTGAATGATAATCTGATATGCTCCAACTTCCATAGGGTCTGGGAAGTGATTGTTGAGAGTGTAGGAACCAGCCGCTTCCAACACAATAGAGTGACCGCCCTGTGCATTGGTTGTACCTGCACTGCCTTTTGATGCGGCTATACCGTAGCCATCGAACTTGACTTTGGTTTCAGTCAAAAGGGTGAATGCCCCGCCGTGAATGTCCGATGGTCCATAAGGTGCAGATGCGCCTGAGAACCAAACCAGAGGGTCACGACGGTTAAGTCGTTCAAGCAAATCGTCGCCACTGTATTCAGCAGACATGTCCTCCTCAAAAGTTGATGATGTAGTAATTCGACTTGCTTGACCAAGATTGTAAAGTCGTTGATACGCAGGATGGGCATAGTGCCCCGGCATCAAAGCCATTGTTGGCGTGACATAATGATGGCCCATGCGTGGAATAGGCATAGGCGTCATCTTGGGCGCACTGAGAGCAGTTAGAGGAGTCCCGTTGACGGCAGTCCAGTCAATGGTCTTCATGTCTGGGCTGGCCCCGCTGTATTCGCTATGGTCACGCAATCGTCGAGAAGCAAAGAAACGAGTGCTACCAGCAGGCATGAAGTACGATGGTACAACCTTGAGTCCGGTTTTACCAGTCACGAAAGAAACAAAATCTGGACTGTACACGACGCCTGTGAATTTACTGGTTCCTGTACTGGTGTAGGAGGCTAACACGCCCTTGTTTGTCGTAGGGTCGTACACTCGTAAGAACCAGCGACCGCCGCTTAATTCTGCGTTGTCTTTCCATGTGCTATCTTCTGGCGTGCTACCGACTGTAATTTCAGTACCCGAGTAGCCACTGTAAGTCAGTTCATCAACATCATAACGGTGTGTCATTGTGACACCCACACGAGTCACATGGAATTGCAGTGAGCGGTCATGTGGTTCGTATGCTGTGTTCAAAGGAGCATTGTCAGTATGCGATTCCCAGCCCTTTGAAGAACTGGCAGGGAACGCCAAACGGTCATCAGAAAGGTCTGTACCGTCTTGTGATAAGTGTTCCCAACCATTGTTCTCCCAAGTAGGCCAAAGCCTTGGTCCGTCGTAGGTTTCTTTGAATGTATCAGTTATGGATGGCTGTGCTTGAGCAGGGTGCATCAGACCACCAGAACCCATGGTTTCGTTTTGGTAAGCCTGTATTCGGTCAAAGCCCGGTCGAACAATGATGTTGCCGGGGATTTCATCAGCGTTGGGTAGTCGAATCTTCATGTTGGGTGATATGCCAGACCCAGCGATAGCGGGGGACAAGCCCTCTATGTCACGGTCACTTACATGTCTGAAATCCATGATGACTGTGCCCAAAGGACTGCCACCCTCAAGACGGTGTTCTTGACCAGTGTCGTCGACAACTTGCATGCTTTCAAATTGCAAGTGCTCGTTGGGTATAATCAGAGCGTTTTCCTTTTCGTTGATGTGCTTCTGTGCCAGTTGAGGGTGACTCAGTTCCTGTGCTTGGATGATTGGGAACATAGCACTGTTCGTCGACTCAAAAGAGAATCGACAATTGCCCAGAATCTTTTCTCCAACTGTCTTGTAAGACCCGCCGTCTTTACGAACAGTCCAAGGTATCATACCAAGGCCACGAGCATTTGACGCAGGCATGGTTAAGTTGCCACCGTCCATTCGTTTCCATACTATGTGCTCTTCTGTAAAGTTGCGAGCCGCACTCTTTGTATCGTAGTACTTGTACAGCCCTGCGGATGTGCCATAGTATTCCGCACGAGAACTGACTCCTACACATTCCTGTACTAACGAATCTGCCAAAGTGTGTAATTGATTGGTCGGCATGATTGATTTGTCCCAGAACAAATCTCCCGTTGGACTCTGACAAGGGTCTGCTCGACTAACATGGCTGGCTGAGGTGACCCTTGCATTTGGATAAGCAACTGTATCGACATTCGGATAGGCTGTAAAATCTGTGCTTGCTCGTATGTTTGCCTCGACATGAGGACCTGCTGTGGCAGGAGCGTTGTACCGGCTTTTGTTGTGGACCTTACTTGTTTGCCAAGCCTGTGTACCTGCTCTCAAGATGTTGCCGTCTGCTTTAACAGAAAGCCAATCACCAGATGCAATTATGCCATCTCGGTCTGTTTTGGCTATGAGAGGCAATTCACTTTCGTGACTGACTGCTACCAAGTGACGGCTGGACAAGCCATGTACACAAAAATCATCGGCTAAGGATGAAGGCGTTTCTGTAATACCAATTGGTGGTGAAGACGCCAAGCAGGTTTCAGCAGAGCCATACGGGGCGAAGCCCAAGAACGGATGCCAAGCACCAAGTCCAGCAGGGAATTTGGTTCCACCAATTGAGGTACCGTTGTAGGAATTCAGATACGAATATGCCTCTCCTGCCCAGCCAACTGCCCCTATGGGTTTGGTGCGGTCAACTGCGTCCATGAAGCCGTTGAAGTGCACCTGTGTCATGTGCTCACGAGATTGAGTCGTGTTGTTGTATTGATGTGTACCCGCTTTAGTCCAAACATAAACGAGAGCAGGTCCGTTTTCACCGTTCACTTGAGTGGCCGCTATCGCCGCTTTAGTTGTAGGGTCAACCAGATTCGTACTGTTTGTAATACCATTCTTGCCAAGAGTAAATGTTGTACCGCTGTAAGAGACATAAGGTGCAAAGGCCGATTTAGTGCCGTTGCTTATACGCAACCAACCGTATGCTGGTAGTGTGGTTGGTAGGGTTCCTGCGGCTTGCAAAGTAGCGGCGGCTCCATCTTCTGCGGTGTAGCCATTTGGAGCCACATCGATGGCTACCCAACCATAGCGGTCTTGCTTGCCTGCATGTTGCATAGTCGGCAGGAAGGTACCACCTATTGCTTTCAGTGGGTCTTTACCGGGGAATGTATTGATACCTGCGGAAAGTACTGCGGCCAGTTCTTCTGCGTTCTGACAGCGTGTGGCGTCGATGACAAAGGTATTACCATCAATGTCCTCATTGGAATAGGCTTTGGCAAGTGCACTACTCACACGGAAAACGGATGGATTGCGAGTATCTCCACTACCTGTTGCCAATCGATTGGTTGATGACGGGTTTTTTACATTGCGAATAATGTGGTTGTCTAAGAAATGCCCACCGGGATGATAGCCTCCATCCATGTGCCAAAGGCTGTTAGACGCTCTGGTGTTGGCTATGGCTCCTATGAAAGTACCTGCGTAATTCTTGAATACATCATCGAAAGGATGTGCGTATGCAACGGGACTACTTGGACCAAAGTGCGTATCATAGTATCGCCCCTTACCCGCCCCTTGTCCATAAAAACGGGAATTGGGCATACCCTTGGTAGGTTCCCAATTGAGAATCCAGTTGTACCCTGATATGTTGCTGGCTTGGTATTCTTTAGTGGGCGGTAGGTTAGCAGAGAAGCCGTAAAGTGTACTACCACCGTGAGAAATTAGATTGGGTAGGAACGATTCTCCGGCAGGGTGAGTGCTCGGCACTGCACTGTACCCGTTTCCTGTTGTGACTATGTCAGACAACTGTGGCTCATACGATTGGAAGTTGTGAGGAACTGCCTGTCCCGGTCCAAAGACCAAGTAAGTGGTAGCGTCACTTGCGACCGATGTGGCCGAATATCGGGCGTGAGGATGAGAAAAGCGCAGTACGATTGGGCTTGGACGGTTGCAATTGACTGTCTTCCCACCGCCTGTGTATGTGACTCCTGTTGAAGAGGCGTTTGTGTTGTTCCCACCATCCAAGTCAGGACTTAGCATGGCGTCTTTGTTGAAGAACGGTGGATAATGTTGCCCATTGTGTTGATTGAGATAAGGTGTACCGGGGAACATAGCCAGCATAGCGTTGGTATCGATAAGTGCATAGGAACCAGCGGCCTCACCTACATTCTGCATACCAGCAGAGCCAGTCGGTCCAGATGAGTATGGGTGAGTGTAAAATTCCTCATAATCATTCTGTGTCCCATCGTTGATGTCGAGTGTGACTCCAGAGAAGCCACCACCAAAGTACAGAGGTACCCACCTGTCAACACTGGAACGACCACCACGGAAGTATAGGAATGGCTCCCCGTGATGGCTACCTGTTGTACGAATACCGTCACAGTCGTGGAATTTCAAAAGATTGGCATGGGCTACAAGCACATCGTCAGCGGCAAGGTTGGTGACAAAGTCAGCCGAATGATTGAGCAAATCCAATTTGTTTTCAGCGGCTCCTGCTTTACTAACTGCTCTGGCCCAGTCTGTGTCGCCTCTCCAAAAGACAACCTCTTCGCTCCAAGCGTTAGCGTCATCAGACGCCGGGGTCATGGCGAGGTAAAGATACTCGTTAGATGGGAGTACCAAGTGGTCGGGTGTGGTGCTTGTATCTTTAGAAGCAATGTTGACCATCACAGTGTTGATGCACGGCGTGATTCGGTCACCGGGCAGGCGAATGTAAGTGTCCCCTCTAAGATTGTCACGCCACTGCTTGACATTGACAGAATCGTTAAGGCTGTCAACAATTACAGGGGTCGCAGTGTTAGCGTTAGGCCCACGATACTTTGTAGTGATATGAAGAACAGTGGCCGGGATGTAGCCTACATCCAGTCTGACACCAGCCAAAATCTCTGCTTCTGTCAAACCGCCCAAGTGATTTGTCCCTGTTGCCAGATTGCTTGCCGCCGCTTGAATGCCCCAATCCTTGCCGACAGAAGATTGGAATAGGTGTCGCAGAGGCGTAATTTTGTGTTTGGAACTGTGTGCCTTGATGCGTATAGCGTCAGGTGCTACACCCCACTCTCCGAGAGTCTTGCCGTCTGGAGCCAAGTAAGATGTACAGTCGAATGAGGTGGCACTCACATCCTCTGTGTTCGGGTCTTCCATGTTGATGGCATGATTGACTGCCGCCGCAATCACTTCGTCGGTCAGGAGCGAAGTGAAGTTGATACGAGGGCTAAAGATTCGTGTGACTGCACTGGAATAATCTGAACTAATGTTCTTAACTCCGTACAGGTAATGAACACCAGAAGCACCAGCCTTGGCGTAATGAGAACGGCTTGTGTAGTAGTATGTTTCCCCATTGTTTGCTGTGCCAGCAACATCGTTTAATTGGATAAGCCCGCTGTCAGGCAGACCAAGATAGCCCAGAATATCTGTGTGCGCCAAGTTGCTACCAGTGCCATATGGAGCGGCTAAGACAATTTTGAAATTGTCATTTGAGCCATCCTTTTGGAAGGTAGCAGATATGCCCACAGCAGGTGAATTGTAAGTGTTCCAAAGATTGCCACGGAAGGATTGCTTTGTACCACCAGTGTACTGTCCGCAGACATCACCTTTGCCACTGATGTGCTTCCCTATGGTGAAGCCACCCTGACCCACATCACGGTCATCGAAGTGAATGATGACCTCGTTGTCCAATGTGGGTGGCAAACGAGTCAAAGAATTGCCCAAAGACTCACCATATTGCCTGTACGCCATTCTGATGGTGTGGCTATCTCCACGATGGTCGACCATGCGGATGCCGTACAGTTGCCCTGTACCCATCTTGTCGGGTCGAATATCATCATCAGGTATGTAGCCGCCATCACTCTGGTTGACAAGGCCATGTTGTTTCGTACCGGGAGCCAAATCCTTGTCACCGTAAATGTAATCATAGCGAGTGGAGACACCATCTCTTCCCATTCCCCACTTGCCAGCATCAGGTGCCCAACCCGGAATGCCTGCCTGCGTTAATCCACCAAAGTTGATTCGGGCCTTTGCTTGTGTTCCTACTCGCAGACCTTCGACGAGAACCTTCCCATCTGATTTGGGCTCAAAACTGGAATTGAGGATAGTGTTGCTACTGCGACCAGTGGCGTGCTCATCTGTTGAGTGAGTGTTGATTGCGCCCGAGCCATGTACTTCTGGACCAAAGTCAAGTGTATTTTGATAATCCGCATCGACTTCCTCCATTGGGATGTACTCTCGGAGCGTAGTGATTGGAGCGAACGGCCGACCGAACTTGTTGATTGGCATTGGTGCAGGGTGCATGTTTTCGCCGTCCATCTCATCTGGCTGGCACCAGTAGTTGCGGAAGCGGCCTCCGTGGCCAATAAGATACTCCGGTCTGTACGGAGCCTGTCCATTGGAATTATCCATCCATGCGCAGAAGTTGCGACCCGACGCACCGGGCACGGTTGAATGAACTACGATTGAGTAGCCTTTCTTGCCTTCTGCACTATTGACAACCCGGCCAAGGTGAGCACGCATGTACCCCATGTGCGTACCTCGGTCATGACTGCCGAAAGCCGTATCAGAATTCCAGAAGGGAGCAGGGTCGTGTGTCGAACCAGTAGCGGCAAAGTCTGCTTTCTGATGAGGGGCAGTAGGGTCTTTGCGAGGATTGGTGCTGGTTGCTGAATGGCCCTTGCCCAAATCAAACCTGTCTGCCTCACCCAAAAATTGGTCAGCCGGTCGTCGAGCGTGAGTTCGACCTGTCTTTGCTCCAGCCTGATTGATACGGCGGACAACCTCTCTTGCGGCCGCTTCGATGTCAGTGATACCTTGGCGGACCCCTATTTCTCCAAAGTCAAGAGTGAGGCGGCGTACAAAATCCATTTGATTCCAATGTGGTAAATGTTGCAGACGACTTTCTTCATGTCCAGACAAATCAAGAGTCGAAGACCGAATACCTTTCATTGACAAAAAGGCAGGAACTACTCGTGTACCATCAGGAGTATCGAACAATGT